TTCCACCAATGCTTGTTGCGCTTGATAAATTTAAAGCCGATGCAGTTGAAACAGTACCATCAACCGTAATTGATAATGTACCGCTAATCGCTTGGAAATAAGTTAAAGGCTCACCAGCAAGTGAGGTGCTTAATAACCATGCCGATGTAGCTGTTGCAGCAAAACCAGAAAAATATAAAGCACTTGGAAATGAAGTGCAGTTTGTAAAACCAGAAAAATAAATTGAAGCCATTTTATATTCTGTCGATGCAGTACCGAAATAGATACCCACATCGTCAGCACTATAAAATGTTAACAATGAATCGCTTGGTTGAATTGAGTTTTGTGTTAAAAACACAGCATTTAGCGCAAGTGGATTGCCGCCCGTGCCAATAACGCCCGGAATGATCTCAACTTCTTGACTAATGGGGATAGTGCTTGCCATTTTGTTTCCTTAGTTAATTAAAAACTATGTCAGCAGGTGTGGATTGAACCAAACCAACCGCATTAAATGTTTGTTGTGGTAATATCATAGTAACATTATATTGCATCGATACTGTTACCGTCCATCGTTGCTCATATTGCTCCTCGGCGTTAATAATAGGCGATTTCACAATATCCGAGCAATAAAGTAATGCCAACCATGAAGCATGGTTATATGATCCCCATATTGTGCGAATCGTACCCATAAACGCTAAAGCAATATCTGAAACCGCCCAGCCGTAAAAATCAACTTGCACGTCTATCTGTTGTTTTTGAATCATCGTTTCGCCCGTGTTGGTGTAATTTTCAACGGGTTTTGATAATGGCTTGGTAAGTATTTCTGTTAAAACAACAAAATCTGTTTTAGGTGTTGGGTTTCTGTTTACATTCGCGCGAATAATTGGCGCGGTTGTAAATAAAGCAATGTAATCGGCTAAAGCATCAATGACATTATCAACGGTTTTGTCGGGCGTGAAATTAGACATTATCCACCTGCTCTAAAATAGCGGCTTTAGTCCATGTAGGCCATGTTTCTAAAACTTTTACGATAATCCACACTTTAGAATCATAGATGACCATATCATTACCTAATGATTCTGCTCTGATAATACCATGCAAGTTACCTTTCAAATATAAAGCGCGTGAATTCCCTTGAAGTTTTAATCCTTCGAGTTTCATCAAGTCTTTATTATCTAACGCTTGAACTTGCGCCATTCCAGTAATATCTGAATAGGTTGGGTATTGTCTACGCCCTGCGCCTATTGTGTAGCCAGTGTTTTTTCTGATTGTAACAGATACATCACCATTAATGGATTGAATTGCTGTATTGGCAATAGCACGAACATCAATCATTTTTTGTCACCACGTTTTTAGTAACAGATTTAATCATGTGACTTGTATCAATAAGCGGTTTATTGAATCCTTTGCGTTTTATTGTTTTTGGACTATTTGGAGGTGTTTGCCAATCACGAATAGATTGAGTTAACGCGCCCATTACATCCTCGCCTAAATTATTCATTGATTTTTCTACATCATAATGAGTGAAATGTAAAAAACCAGTCAATGTTTTTCCCCAAGTTGGTGATTCTTTTGAAATCATCGTGCGGAAAAATGGGCGTGATGGTATTTCTTTTGTTCCGAATTCATTATAAAATGCGACTTGAGCAACATATGTCCCATCGGGATATTTTGCTTTTTCCATAAATCCTACTTCAAGCTCTGTAGATGTGATTTTGGATCGGAATTTATCCAGCCGCTTTTCCAATCTATCAATATGCTTGATTGTAGCCATTAAATTATCGTCACTGAACGTGGACGGAATCGAAACGAACGATATGGCAAAATCATTTGCCAATATGTCGCACCGTATTGGGTTTGCATAAAATAAGCCGCGTTGTTGTTAATGTGCATTTCTGTTGAAATACTTACGCTACCTTCTGACGCGCTACTTGTGCGGCCAACTGGCGTTGGTTGGCCAACCGTGCCATTTAATACGTTGGTGTTAGTTTCGCCCATCAATGTTGCTATATGGGCGACTAATAACCACAACAAGGTTTTGCGAACCGTTACATCTTGAACAATAGACGCATCACTGTTATTGCAAATCAATCCGGCTTGATCGAAACAGTTTTGCAATAATGATTGTGATACAAGATTAAATTGTGGGTAAGCCGCAATAAAATCATTGTAGTTAAATGTAACGGTTGCCATAAATTACGCCTTATCGGTTTCTACGCCATTGGAATCAGGTGCTAATTGTTCAAAACCTGTTTTCTTTTCAATGTCTTTTACTTTGCTTTTTGCGCTTGATTCGTCTTTAGCTTCAAAAATAAAGCCGTTAACAAATGCAGCGTTTTCTGCGTTTTCTTTTTTCCACGCTTCCCAAAATGAAGCATCAATATCAGTTGTGCCGTGCGTTCCGATTAAATGTGTGAATTCTGTATATTGATTTGCACCATTTAATGTTGCTTTATTTCCTCTAACATCAAGAACTAAACCATGTGGGAGTGTGCAACCAATTTTAATTGTAGCCATATTTTTACCTGTTTTGTTTTTAGTTAAATTTATTATGAATGATTGTATCACCATCATTCACGATAAACATATCAATTTTTAAATGAAAAAACGGGCGCGATTAAACGCCCGTCATTTTGTGTATTACTACACGCCTAACATTTGTGTGATAAATGCCGGTCTGTAGATGATCGCGCCCCAAGTACCTTGAGATTTTTTCTGTTTGAAAGAAGATAAATCAAGAATTACAGGGTGAGCGCGTAATTTTTCAGAATAAGCAACTTCCATTGTGCGTTGACCTTCAATTTCGTCAGCGAACAATTGAACCAAGTTGCCAGCAGTACCAGCGTATTCTGGTGCTGATTTAACAACCAAATTGGGGAAATTTGTTTGAAGAAGTGTAGCAACATTAACATTGAATGTTGTTGTGAAAGTCAACGCTACTTGTGATTTTGGAGATAAAGCCAACGTCATTGGTGTTGACAAATCAACTAAGCCATTAGTTTGTGTTTGCAAGTTATAAAACAAGGTTTGAATGTCTGCAAAAACTTCAACAGCCGTTGCATTAGGCGCGCCAGAAGAAGTAAACCACGCATTAGCATTACCAGCCGCTTTTGTGCCGGGTTGTACTGGTGCAGAAAGTGAAGGATCATTTAAGATACCGTAGTTTTGCAAACCAGCTACGCCATAAAAATAAGACAAGTTTTGGAATTTGTTTAAAGTCAAAACGCTTGAAATATTTAACTGAGCCGCCCAGTCAATTTTAGCCGCACCAGTACGAGCAAGCTCAAGCTCTCCCCATTTGGTGACAGTTTGATAATAATGTTGTTGTCTTTCAGGCCAGTTGGCGTTTGCACCACTGCGACCAGTAGACGAATAATCATTATAAGATGATACGTTACCTGTTGATTCAACAACTGGGAACAACCAAGTTGTATCAACCCATGTACCTTTTTTAACTTCGCTACCAGCAATTTCAGCCGCACGCATTGGAGAAGTTAAAACTTCAATGATTTTTGGATCAACAACAGTGGTTAAAAATGCAGGAATCGCACTGTTTGAATAAGTAACAGTAGCCGATTGCGCGTCTAACGCCATTGCTTGATCTAAATAATCATGGCTATCTTGAGCAAGTGTGCTGCCTTTCGGAAATACAATGCCCGCTAATTCTTCTAAAACTTGTAATTCATTCATTTCTGTATCGCTCCTTAAGCTGAAATGATTGCGATTTCACCAGCAAGGCAAGTGTTACGCGCTGTAAAATTAGTTTCAACGCTACCGCTAACGGTTGCGCCTGCGTTTGCAAATGAAACACTGCCATCGGTGGTCGAAGCAAATGCTTTTTGACCTGCTGTCGCACCGCTACCAGATGGGCATTTAACGTAAAAACTGCCTGTTTGATAAGCAACTACGTTTTGACCCGCTGGGATTAAATTGCCGTACCATGTATCGGTTGATGGTGTCACGCCTGTAGGCTGTGTCAAAATCAAACCTTGTTGTGAACGAACAATGAAACCATCAGGCGCGGTTGAAGGTGCAGAACCTTTAGCGTTGCTCAAATAGTTGCCGCCCAGTGTAGTGATCCACGCAAACGCGCCCACTACAACACCACCTGTTGCTGCAACAAATGAATCTGTTGCCGCTGCGCCACCAGTGGTAATACCACCAGCTTGACCAAATGGAGGAATTAATTGGATTGCAGGATTTTCACTTGCAAAGTCACCAGCCAAGCCGACTGGTAACGCATTGTTTACTGTACTTTGAAAGCCCATGAGTTTTTCCTTTGATTAAAATTTACCGAGATTTGGGAATCTATCAAGCAACGCTTTGCGGGTTGATTTGCCGCTGTTGCTATCTTGAGCCAATTGAACTGAACCGCGTGACGCTTTGAACACAGCGCGTAAACCAGCAAGATCAGAAACGCCTTCGTATTTAACGCCTGTTTGTTTTAACGCGAATTTGTAAACTGATTCTGCACTATCCATGCCCATCACATCGCCAACGACAGAACGAACGTCAGATTTAGCTTGTTCTAAATCTGCAAAGCGTTTGATAAGTTTTGCTTCTTGCGCTTTCAATGCAGCGTCCATTGCAGGTTTATCAATTTTTTCGCCTTCTTCTTCATCATCTTTGATTTCGATTTCGACTTCATCTTCATCAGCCGCAGCAGGTTCAAAATATGATTTTGCTGTTGCAATATCATCTTCACTCATGCCTTTTTCAGCTAAGAAAGAGTGGAGCTTTTCGTGTGGTGTGCCTTCTTCTGTATCAGAAGCGGTTGCCATTTCAGTTGGTTCAGTTGCTATTTCTTTCGCTTCTGGTGATTCTTCAACGCCAATAACAGCGTCAAGAATATTGTCTAATTGCTCTGGCGAAATATCTTGAGCAAGTAACGCTTTTTTAATTGCGTCTTTGTCCAATTTACGCGCGTTGAGCAATTTAGCGTCCATTGCGATTTTTGGTGACATTGTCGCTGCTTGGATCAGTTTTAACCGTGCCGCGCCTTGTTTTGTTAACTTCATTTCGTTGTCCTCAGTTTTAAAAGGGTTGCTATCAGAAACCATCACATCGCTTCCAGCTCTGCCAGATTCAACAACTGCAACATGATTGCCCCTAATGTTTCGCATTATGCCATCATATTGAATTCCATCATAGCTACCAACCGTCATATCGGCATCATAAAAGTATGCGCTCGATAATTCTTTCTTTGCGTCTGTTTCAATTAACGCGATTGCGCTACCGTCCCAGATTGACATTGAATTGGTGAGATATGTCCCGTCAAACTTTGCATCACTGCCAAGTGAACCAATGATTTTATCTTTTGGTGGTTTGTCGGAAAATACTGGAATATGCTCAGATAATACTGGCAAGTTGTTGAATGTTTCTTCTGCTTTTTTCAATTCTTTAGGATCGCGCAATAACTGATAAACCGTATCGGCATCTAATCCTAATTCTTGAAAGCGTGGAATTTCTTTGCCGTAGTAGGGATTCACTATGGCTTTTGAGATGTTTGTTTTATCAACGTGCAAAATACCACTCTCGTCAATATGCCGATTGGTATCTGAATCGAATGCTAATTTATTCATTTTTTACCATTAAATTTTGATAAGAATATGCTATAGCATAAACGATTGAAAAACAATAGTAAAAAAAAGCGCGTAGGTGGGGACGCGCTGGAGAGGATTTTGAGGTAAAGATATATGAAATTTGATTATAATCGTTTTTATTAAAATGGCAAAATAATCCTGCAACTGCATCTGCAGTTCAACATATAGCCCGGCCATGTCCACTCGCCTTCTAAAAACATTCCTTCATCTACGTTGTAAACTTTGCCATTGGCTGCAACGTGTTCGGGACGTGGTTTTTTACCGGCTGTTGAATGCAACCATATTGCCTGCTTAATCCCTAATTCTTGTTGTCGTGCGCGTGTAGTTTGTGAGTTTAATTTACTGCATTGATCGCGGGCGATTAGTGTTGCGCGTTTTTCAGTCACGGCATAAATTTCTTTTAAATCTTTTTTCATTGTAAAAAGATCATGCCCTTGAGTATAACTACGCATCACCGCACCTTGTACTTTTTGATGAAACTGCTGCGGGATAGACTTAATCAAACCGACATTTTCAATAATACTCGCCCGCGCTATATCCTGCATGGCGCGGGTCATTTTAAACTCAACTGACCATCCAGCATCTTTTAACAGTCCACGCATGGTTGTGTCTGTGACTTTGATTTGCTTGTAAACCATTGTATCGACAATAGCGTCCATGACATCTTCAAAGTTTTTTAACCAACGCTTGCCAAGTTCGTTCATGTAATTGTTGATTGTCTTTGAAGGCAACTCGTCTGTCGCCATGATTGGCGGGTTTTTACGATAAGCCGCTGTGAGCCAAAAATCGTAAGATGCAATCATCTCTTTTATGAGTGTTTGCAATTCTTTGCGATACTTGGCTTCAATGCCTTTATTCGGATGGATTGGTCGGAGTGTTTTCATTAGTCTTTGCTTACAAATTCTTCGCCAACTTCTTTTGGAATTCCTAAAGTGCTTTCACCATGTGCGGCTGCTTCCATTGCTTTGTGTTGTTTTTCGCTCACGCTTTTATCTTCTGCTACATCATAAAAATCTGTCGGTGCTTGAATTTCTGCGTTTAAATCCAACCCTTGATAAAGCGATTCATTATCACGCGCTAACCTTTCACGGACTTCATCGGGCGACAATACACCGTTAGCCATGTAGATTTGATCTGCATTGGCATTAGCCGTGCGGATTTCTGCAAGCTCTTTGCCGTTCATTGTCCATAATGGATTAAATTGAAAGCAAATATCATCATCACATTCGCCAAATAAATCAAACTGTACTAATTTTAATAATGTTTCAACAATCGGGCGTAAATGCGCTTCTTGCTGTGAAGCCACCCAATCATAAAATACTCTGATCTCGCCTTCGCTACTTGCATTCAATCCACTAGGTGAAACACCTGTTAACACAACAGCAGGAATGCGTGTTACGGTGCAGATATGCTCTAACGCTTGCGCCTGTAAATCGGATAAACCAGACAAGGGGACGTTGAGTTGCATCATATCCTCCATGTCTTTATCGAGTAGCATCATGCCTTTGTTTGAGCGTAGCATGGTAAACAAATCGGCACGGTCAAAAATACTGCTGTTATCGCCACCACTTAAAATCTGATTCATGTCAGTTTTAAGCACGGTGGTTGAGAAATTACTTAATAAATCTGATACCGATTGACGCGCTCTAAGCCACATTTGAACGTACCCGTCTACCATTTGGCTCAATGACATACCGCTGAAATTATAAGCAGGCTTTAACATATCTGGCATTGGACGTGAAACAATCGTCAGCAATCGGCTTGAATGAACACGTCTACCCAACATAAACCATTCGTTCGGCTTATAAAAATCTGGTGCTTCAGGACGCAATGAATTGTACATTGAAGGCGTTGTCCAAATTGGTTCAATGCTTGAAATGCGTTTTAAACTGCCAACTGGAATAGTTTTGTTGTGTAATACCAACGGGTCGCTAATCTCTTGCCCATCAATATCAACAAAGATTTGACCGCGCCCAAAATAACCATCGTTTAGCATGGCCTTATGAACTGCATCACGCGCGTTTAATTCTGTGAGTTTATTTTCAATTTGTGCAATCTTATCGTTTTGCGTTTCTTCATCGGATTTTGACGTGATCGTAATCCATTCGCGCGTCATTTCATTTGCAATCGTTGACGATACTTGTCGAAATTCTGCGCGTGAAACTAATTGTGATAAGTACGGATAGCCGGGAAATGGCGTAAAGTCACCAACAAACATATTTCCAGCAGCATAATCATAAACAGACACCGCAGCATCGGACGCAATTGCGGCTGTTTCGCCCTCTGGTACAACACCAGCAAATAATTTAGGTGCTTGTATACGTTGAGGGATTTCTTGTTTATTGGCTTGATACATTGCAATTTTGCTAATGTTCATGTTTTTACGCGCGGGTTGTTGTGGCTTTCTCATAATTATCTCAAAATGTTCGGGTTAATCTGCATCGGTGTTGCGTCCATATTGCCCGCCACCATTACAAACGCATCGGCGCAATTTTTTACCAAAATGTCATTTGCATAATATACATTATGTTTTTCAAGTGTAATGTTGTAAACAGTTATTTTGTCTAAACTTGATTGAGCAAGATGTTGAACAATATTTTCGTTCTTTGCCTTTTCTTGGTTTTGAGTGATTAAATTCATTTCCGCATTGTTGGCAATTAGATGAAAATTTTGATTCTGCTTTAATATTTGCATTTTTTGTTGTGCATTTTCTTGAGCAAGTTTTTGGAGCTGTTGTTTTTCTTGACAAGAATTTTTCATTACAAATGGTGCAAATATATTCTTTGAATTCTCTTTTTTCAAATTGTTGTTTGGCGTGTTCAGAATGCCATTTTTTTCCTTCTTCTGACTTGTGCCATTCATTAGCTTTTTCTCTTGCTGCATCAAGATCAATTTTGTTTTGAATTCTGTAATTTTCATTTTTAAACCGTTCAAGAATGTGCTGTCTTTGATGCTCTGAATTGACAATACATTCAAGATTTTCGATTCTATTATCTTTCCAATCACCGTTGATATGATGGATGTGATGGTTATCAGGAATTTTCCCGTAGTTTTCTGTCCATATTCTGCGGTGTAAAAGTCTTTCATTTCCAGCATTTTTCCCGCCATGCCGTCCTGAATAATAATATCTACCTGTGTTGAGAACTGAAAACACTTCGCCTTTGTATGTAACACGTTCATTATTTGCCATTTGAATCCACCTTTTTCAAAAGATTCTATTATATCACATGATGAAAGCGTCTGCATATCATTCCAGCCTTTATTCCATGTAAAAATCTTGTGATTAGGTGTTCCAGTCAAACCAAATTTAGTTATTACTGTTTCTGCTTTGTTTTTATGCAAATAAATTATTTTTGATAATCCCATTGGTGTAACTACGTTATCACCTATTTGCAATAATTCAATTGGAATATTTCCTTTATCTGTCAATACTAATGTTCCAGCAATAAAGCAGTTTGGTGATTTAATATCACGCTTGGCTAAGTCTTTTTTGCTTTCGACTTTTACACGCCCTGCTAAATCATAATCTCGCTTTGGCGTAACCAGCTCGTCAATCAATTGCTCTAAATGCGGAATCTTTGAATCTATAAAAATCATATCAGATTCTGCGAATTGTTGCCCGTTTGTTACTGCATTATAAGTATTCATAAACCTGTCGGCTGTAATCCACCACGCCTGCGCTTTAATATTGCTGAAAAAATCGCGGTTAGAAATCCCTGTTTGTTTATATTGTCTATCGGGTTTAGCAGGTGCGCCACCTGCAAAAAATTTTTGATGTAGTATCTTGCGTTGAGTTGATTGTGCGTTTAATTCGTTAAATTTCGCCCCACAAGACGCGCCAACGCCTATAGCGTCATAAACGATAAGCGCATTCTCTTGTCGCGCTCTAGCGTGTACTCTTGCGCAAGATTTTAATAACTCATCTTCTTTTGCTTTCCACAAATCTAAATCAGTTGCTAGTGAGCCTTTGAACGACACTGTTGCACAATAATCTTCGCCAGCATCCGCCACGTCATAACCTATTTTTGTCGCGCCTGCGGGTTCAATACCCAGTTTGATATGCGCATCAATAGCCGCCATGATGTGTTTGCGTTGAATAATTGCTTCATCGTCTGTTGTGCGTGGTTCGCCTAGATAAGTGTGTGCAAAATCATCATCGTTTTGAGCGTCTTCAATTACTTTTCTCATCGTATTTGAAAGATACGGGTTTTCGTCATAGTTTATTTTTCTGACGATGGCATTCTCTGGTGGGTTGATAACAAACCGCTGATAAACAAAATCCGTGTGTAAACGTGGATTAAAGACAATGAAAATCTTTGAACCTTCTGCTCTCACTGTTGGCATGATAACGCGCCACTGTTCCTCTGTGAGTGCTTCTGCTTCTTCAATCCATAATACTTCAATGCCTGATAATCCTTTAATCTCGTTTAGATTGCGATTGATGCCCAAGAATGAAAATGTTGATCCTGTGTATTTATGCTCAATTGCGTTTTCAGTGATTTTAAATTCATCGCGTAAACCACATAAATCAATACATTCTTCAATCGTGCTTTTTACGCTGTCACTAATACGCGCTTGAAACTGCCTAACGCATAGAAATTTAACTTTGTACTGACTAGCAAGGAAAACGCAGAAACCAGCGGAATGATAAGTTTTTCCACTTGACCGACCACCGTATAAAACATAATATCGATGATCTGATTCAAAGAATCCGCGTAAGTTTGGATTGAGAATCGGACTAGCCATAAAAATCGTTTATTGATCGCGGTGGTCGTGATTCGTTATTGATTTGAATTGCGGTATCGGGTGAGGTTTTAAAGCGTGGTTCGTAAATAGCCTTATGCGCCATTGCTAACTCTTTCACTTCGCTAGGTTGCTCTACTACATCAAGCATTGAATTAATCTTAGCCATAATGTTCACGCCTACTTCGTGGAATCGCGCCTTGTCTGTGGCTTGACGGTCTATCTCTGCTTCAACGTGTAAACTAACAATTTTTGTTTGTTTAGTTTCTTTGTTTAGTTTGTTTAGTTCAGTTTTTAGTTTAGCTCTTGAATCAATAGCCTTATCAATCACGTCACCATCTAGTTTTTGCCAATTCTCTAATTTTACTCGTTGTGATATTGCGCCTGCTGTAATGCCATAATCAGCGGCTAATTCTCTAACTGTGTATTTTCCTATTAACCATTTGGCTTTTAATTCTTCCCATTTGTCGATTGATAATCTAGCCATATTTTTACCTAAGTAATCCTATAAAGAATTTTAGCTTTTAAACACATTCTAACCATTGCCAATATTGTCGGTTTTAATTCAAGTGGTTCATTGGTAAATTTTAAACGGTTTAAAACAGCATTTTCGCCTTTTGTTACCGTATATAAATTTTCGATATTAAAATTTTGTTTGTCGTTATCATAAAACCTGACAATCATTTCATTGGGTATTTCGCCATAATGCTGTTCATAAATCAATCGATGCTTTAATTTCCAGCGTTCTTTTTTTGTTCCTGTTTCAGCCACTTTAACACGAACATAACCTTCACTATCAATATGCTCATCACCTAATGGTCGAGTGTTCCATATTTTATTGCCTTTTTTAAATCTAGTTTTTGATTCACCAGTTGATTTTTTTATGCCTTTATTCCAAGGCGTGCATCCTTTTTTAAAACATCCACTGTTCATTTTAAAATGGCAGGCAGCTCTGTTTTGGCTGGAATATCATTAATTCGTGTCTGTGCATCAAGAACTAACCGCGCATTATCCACAATTGTACGCGCAATAATCGTCAAACTTTTTGAACGTTCCGTTTCAAAAGCAAGTTGATCTGCATTTAATGATTCTTCGCTCAATCTCTCCATTTGAGCAAATAAGTGATTATTTAAATCCGTTAATGTATTTTTCATTTTTGTTCCTGTCATTATAAAAAACCGATAGCCCCAAGCCGCTTGATATATCGTCTTGGTTAAAAGAAAAATATTGCTTAGGACTATCACTAAAAGCACTACTGCTCAATGATTAATGCTTTTAGTGATAGTAAAAAACCACCACGCCATAAACTGCAATGAGTGGTGGCCGTGTTTTAATTGATAGTTGCCGGTGCTGATCTCCGGCTTAGTACGGCTAGGATTCGAACCTAGACTTATCCAACATACTTGCGTTTGCAACCGCTGCGTATCAGCCTACGCTTTCTAACTATCAATGATAACACTTGGCTTCGGGACTCAAACCCGCTTGATTTAAAAGATGTGCTTCACCTAGTGTTATTATTCATAGTGCTTGTCTTTCCAAGCTGTCACCGTATGCAAAAATCAAAAAGCCTCAAGACGGTAGGGCGTGTTAATTTTATTTAGCTTCAACCGGTTTTTGGTTTGACAAATGCTCTTCTAATGCCCAAAGTTTTTGTTTTAACAAATAACCCTCTAACTCCCAAATTTTAGTTCTTGCGTTATCTCTTGCTATTTTTCTACCTAATTCAGCATCAAAATTTTCAAGTGATGCAGTAGCAGATTCGCCACTGACATTAAATCCATTTTTTAACGTCAATAAGCAAACAGTAAATGTGGTATTTGGAAACACATAATAATCTTCTCCGACAATTGCATTATCAATATCTGATGGTGTTAAACGTGGTGCGTTTAAACCCTTGTTTTGAATTTCTCGTTCGATTTCTAATTCAGTTGCCATTTTAGCTCCATTCTTGTTTTAAATTATTGATAGTTGCCGGTGCTGATCTCCGGCATTTGGGTTTTGTGTTGCCTGACCTGTTTCTTTCGAACCCAATAAGACTGAAGGTCTGCACCATACAAAGACGACATCTCCGAGCCATACAATCACTTTCACAGCGTATCAGCCTACGCATTAACTATCAATAAAACGCCCGTTACTTCTTCCAAACAATTGCACATCGATTTACAACTGTCGGCTTTACCGAGATTTCCCCGCTTTCGCGCTTTATACTATAACCACTATGCGCTTAGAGTTATAGTAAGGCCTCCGCTATCTTTCAAGACGTTTTATTCATAATGCTTGTCTTTCCAAGCTGTCAATTATTTTTGACGTAATTTATTTTCTTTTTCAAGTTCCATCATTAAATTTAATTCTGCTTTAATTGCTAAATTTTTTTCTTGCTCCATTGTTAAAACTGGAGCTTTCATAATTTTTTCATATTTATCATAGCTTATACGCATTGAACCGCCATGATTTGATATTTCAACGTAATTCATTTTTTCTCCTTACTAATTAACTATCAATGAAACACCCTGCGGTTGAATGTGTCTGTAGCAAGATAACGTCCCTAGAGTAAATACAGGATGTTTCATTCATAATTAAAACCAACCAACCCAGTTATTGATAAATCATCGTTATTAAAAAAAGATTTGCTGAGTTGGTTGGGGTAATAATAAAAAACCCTAGTAACCAAATCGAGCAGGATTAGTTAAAAGGGCTAAAAGGTGAGTTTTAAATTTAACACTTCTGCTCAAGCAAATTTAAAACGTGCGGTAATAATAATATTATTTTATTTAAAAGTAAACATTTATTTTATTAAATGCGCAGAATGTGCGCTTTTTAGTTGTGACAGTTTGTTATAGTTTTGTTATAGTTTTTGTTATAGTTTTTTCTTTATATATTAATGACTTGTTATAGTTGTTATAGTTATTTTAAAAAAATAGGTTTTATCATAAATTATATTAAAAACATAAAAAAACCCTCACAACTGTCACAACTATCACAAGACATTGAATCTTATAAAGTTATTTTTGTGAGGGTTTGTCTTAACTGTAACAAAAACCGCTATAACTGTCACAAATTAGAGCTTATATTTCATTTTTTGCTGTAAAACCATGTCATCGAATTTTTTAGTTAAATTATCGTCAATGCTTGACGTTACATCATTTCTATCCATAAAGTAAACAGTTATTTTTCGTGATGTAAATTTGATAGAAACATAGGCTTTTATGATGCTATCAATACGCCCAACAACACGCCCAAACGTTGTTTGTGTGCAAGTATAAGTTTCTCCATTTTCAGCCGCCCAGCATTTATAAGCCCAATAAAGCGTTGTTGCCGATACTGTTTCAACTGGAAACATCGTTTTTCCTTCAAGCCAATCGCGCATAAAAGCCTGTTCGCTTGGTAGGTTAGCGTCTAATACCTTTTGCTTTGCATCGTTAAGTAGCGGCTTTGTATGCTCGTTAAAATCACCATAATTATAACTAAGCAAATAACCATATAAATCAGACACGATAATATCTTTTTTAAGTTGCGTAAAATGCTCGTGCGTCATGTGATCTTTTAATGTGCTTTCTGTAAAATGAAATCTGCGATCTCGTTCGCTTGCATCAATTGGCACATCTTCATTGGATAAAAAAACAAAATTGGCAAAATTAGGCTCAACACGTTCAGGCATTGATTTTTGATTGATATAAACAAAAGGTTCTGTGATTAGTTGCTTTAACTTTCCTTTGATGTGTCTGCGTTCTCGTCTTGATACAACCTCGTTTGCCACAAGAAATAATTTACAAGATGCCCATGCGTTAAACTGAGATTCAATTTGTGACTGACCTATTTCATCGCCATATTGACCAAAAATTTCTTTAATAGCATTAACCAGAATATTTTTACCCGTGCCTTCATCACCATAAATAACGAGTGATGTACGCATTTTAGAACCTATATTTTGCAGCATATAAGCAAACCATGACGTTATCCATTTGACCGATGCAGTGTCATTATTGCAAATATCTAAAAGGTGCATATGCCATGCTTTCCATCCGTTACCGTATGTCGGAATCATTTTTATACCTGTAAACATATTTATCTGATTATGCTTTACACCTTTTGGCGAAAAAACAAGATCAGTTGCGGGTATTATTTGCCGTGTTGGGTTTGATTGCCATATTTTATAAGACATGGGGAACGACATTTTAATATGCTCGACTTTCATCATTGCGCCTGTTGATATATCCCAAACGCAATTTGTACCGTGCAACATAATATAATTATTTAACAGGTAATCTGGTGAATCTATAAGCCTATTATCAACTTCAATAATCTCATCTTTAAATTCTTGCTCTAAATCTAATTTATTTTTTTTAGGCATCGTAACGCTCGTCATAATTGAATATCTCCACTGGATAACCGCATAATTCTATCTCACCTTTTATTTTAAATCTTACTTGCAATGCGCCTGCTCGTAGCGCGTAAAGTGCAATTCTCTTTCGATACGTCAAATCAGAATCACCAAGCACATTTGCAAAAATAATGTGCCGTTTCATAATGCCCCAATCATATTCTGCTGGATTATCACCAGCGGGCAAAATAACGCTGTCATCGCTTATATCATCTTTAGCATCCCATGATTTACTCCCAACGTATAAATGGCACGTTTTCATTCCGTCTATAGTTGGTTTTCCATGAAATTTCTGTGAATAAGCAAGTTTTTTTAAACGTGATATTGTCATTTTAAAAGCTCCTTTGCTTCTTCTACACTTCGACAAATTCCCGCAATTCCACCTCGTCTGGCTACCATATCACACCACGCCTGTTGCGGTTCAGATATTTTTCCTTTTGGTGTTTTTACTTCAAGACTAACAAAAACGGCAATATTTTGACCTACCATTTCTGGCGTAATAGTGACCGATTTAAAGCCGATAAGGTCAGCACTACCATTACATAAGCCAAACGTCACTAAACGCCCTGTGGCATCTTTAATTTTGCCAACATTGTTTCTAAATAGCCTTATGTTAGGTGATGCAACTGCAAGTCTTATCTCTTGTTGTATTTGTTGTTCGTTCATGCCATTACCGTTTTTCAGTATGTTCAAAAACTAACTGCAATAATTGATTAGCGATTTCTTCGGCTGTTTTTACATTATCAATCGTAATTTGGTGAGTATGTTTAGTATCGCCAAATACATCAGTAATTATAGTAAGAAAAGGAACTCCATATATCAATTCTCCTGATATAGAAGAATCAGAATAAATACGGGTTGATTCATCTGGTTTACTCATGCCATCACCCCACGTTTTTTATTCTGCCAAGCATTGCGCTGCTCAATAATTCGCTTTGCCCACTGCACGGGGTATTGATAACCTCGTGACCGCCCAAGATCAACAAGTTGCTCTAATGTTCTCGCTTGCACTAGTTCCATTCGTTTTTGTGCTTTGATTATTTCTTTTGGTACGATCTCAACAAGCTGTGCATCGGTATCAACTTCAATAATTGCGCGTTTTTCTGTTTGTTTGCCGCATTCAGGGCAAGCATCGGGAAATTCTTGTTTACTGTAAGCACAAAAACATTTAACGCAAATATGAACAGATAACGCTTTATCTTCAGCATTTTTTCTTGATTTCTTTTTTCTGCCATCAAGTGACCATTCTCGCTCGTCAGTCACAAAACCATGTGAATGAGTTAAACCGGCATGATCTAATATAACTACATCGTTTTTCCCTGTAGCTGTTCGCATCCCACGCCCGACTGCTTGCAAATAAATTGTCACGGATTGCGTTGGACGAGCCAAAATAACACATGATGTAGCGGGGTGATCAAACCCTTCAATCATAATTCCCATATTAGATAAAACGCTAAATTTACCTGCTTTAAAATCATCAATAATTTTATCGCGCAAATACGCGGGTGTTTTAGCGTCTAAATGCTTTGCAGTTATACCGTTAGCATTAAATTCATCAACAATATGCTCACTATGCGCCACGCTTGAAGCAAAACAAATTGTTGATCGTCCTTGCGCGTGTTGTTTCCAGTGCTTCACAATATCGCCCGTAATGCTTGATTTATCCATTTCCGCTGCAACCTGTGTTGCATCATAATCACCGCGAACAACTTTAAAATTTCCTAAATTTGGAACAAAAGGCGCAAAAACTCGTGGTTGAACTAAAAAACCTAAATCAATCAAATCTTGCATTGGAACAACTTGCGTCATGTGTTGATATATTTCACCAAGTCCACGCCCGTCCGTTCTAATTGGAGTTGCTGTAAGTCCAATAATTACCGAATCTTTATAATGAGATACTAAATCTAAAAATGATTTAGACACGCTCAAATGCGCTTCATCAAAAAAAATTAAATCCGCTTGTGGTTTGTGGCGTTGGCGCAATGTTTGAACACTGGCAATCTGCACTAATTCATGGGGTTTATAACGGGGATGATCTGCCATAATAATTCCGTGGTCAATATCCATTGAATCGAGTTTTACTGACGATTGCCCAATAATTTCTTTTCTATGCGCGACAAATAGCACACGCTTACCTTTATTTACTGCTGATTCAATAATACGCGCGGCTATATGCGTTTTTCCTGCTCCTGTTGACGCTTGCACAAGAACACGTTTATTGCCTTGTGAAATCGCGTTTCTAACGCCTTGTATGGCGTTTATTTGGTAATCTCTATCTTTTATCATGTAAAAATATCCGGTCTAATTTCTGCTCGATTAATGTCACGGTTTGTTGCTTTTTCGATTTCAATCGCCCATTTGGTAGGAATATATCCTTTATCCTTCCAAATATTGACGTTTTGTTTTGACGTTCCGATTGCTTCCGCAAGTTTTTGCTTGCTACCAAAATAATTCACAATTTTTTCTAATTCCATGTTGCCCTCGTTTGTTTTGGTGGTTGTATAATAAAACTTTTCTTTACTTTTGTAAAACTATATTTTATAATTTACCACGAATCGTAGTGATTCGTTAACTAAAAAGGTGAAAATATGCAATTAGCAACATTAGATGATATAAAAAATGGGGTTGTCATCAACCCAAACGTTAAAAAATTTGATGATCTTATGAATCAGAAACCTATTGAGGAATGGGTAAAAAAACACCCATATATTGCTGGTTATCGGTATTTACCAATTGATAAAGTCGAAACATTAATGAAAGCGATTTTTCCGCAGTGGAAAATTGAAATTACTGGGCAGGGTACAGCTTTTAATGGTGTTTGGGTTACAGTTCGCGTTCATTACTTGCACCCAGTGACAAATGAATGGAATTATCATGATGGCATCGGTGCTGCACAACTACAAACTAAAAAAGGTTGTAGCGCGGCTGATCTTGGGGCGATTAATAACGGAGCATTATCAATGGCGTTTCCATTAGCTAAGACGGTTGCAATTAAAGATGCTTGCGATCATTTTGGTGAGTTATTTGGTGCAAACTTAAATAGACGTGATGTTTTAAGCGTTGATGAAATCAAAGATGAAGTAAGATTCATTGCTCAAGATTGGAATTACGCAATTGAGCAATTAACACTAAAAACAGAATTACTTAGTGAAAAAGAATTAGCTTATGCACATCGTATTGTTAATAATCGAGAGAAAACCAGCTACAAAAAATTAATTTTATTTTTGGAGAGCAAATAATGAGAGCAGGAACGTTTAGCAGTAGCAATATTTATAAATTAATGACAAATGGAAAGGCTGCTGATTCACTTGGTAAGCCAGCGTTAACATATATTGAAGAAACACGGTATGAAATGCGCTTGGGTAGATCATTAAGCACCGACCAATCATCACGCCCTGCTTTATGGGGTACGTTTGTCGAGTCTTATGTAAACGATCATCATATCGGCTTAGAGTACGAATTAGCGTCAACTGAGCGTATAGTTCATCCTAAATTTACCCGCTGGACTGGTGCGCCCGATTTAATCAGCTCTGATTGTGTTGGAGATATTAAATGCCCACAATTAAAAAATTTTTGTGAACTTGAAAAATCATTTAAAAATGATTCATTGAAAGATGACTTCCCAGAATATTATTGGCAACTTGTAAGCAACGCTATTTTAACGGGTGTAGATTATGCGGAATTAATTGTATTTTGCCCATATAAAGAAGAGTTAGACGCAATCAGATCAGCGGCATTAGATCAAGACGACAGACGATTTCATTTTATTGCTAATGCAAAAGATGAAGAATTACCGTATTTGATAAAGGGAGGATATTATAAAAACGTCATTCGCTATAAATGGCTTGTGACACAAGAGGAACGATACGAGCTAGAAAAGCGCGTTGATTTAGCAATTTTTTTATTAGGAGTTTAGATTATGAGTAACGTTATTAGTTTTACAGGTACAGTAGGACGTGATGCAGAAGTAAGAAATACAGCAAGCGGGCAAACGGTTTTAAATGTGGCGGTAGCCAATAACATCGGTTTTGGCGACAAGCAGCAAACTATCTGGTTTCGCGTTGCATTATGGGGAAAACGTGCTGAAGGAAGTTTAAAAGATTACCTAAAAAAAGGGCAGCAGGTGTTTATATCGGGCGAAATGACTCAAAGCGAATTTGTGGGAACGGATGGCGTTAAAAAAACCACGTTGGAGGTAAATGCAAATATTATTGACTTGGTCGGTAAACGCGACACAAATGCGCAACCAGTACAAGCGTCCCAAGCACAACCAGTCTATCAAACACCAGCTCAGGCTTATGAGGAAATAGCACAAAATAAAGCCGCTAGATATGCACAACAATTACAGGATCATGATATTCCTTTTTAAATATTTTTAATTTAATGCTTGCATATAGTAAATTTTTGTTTTACTATATGCACACGTTAACAAAAACGTGAAAACAAAATAAAAACAGGTGAGTAACATGACAATGACAACAATAGTAATTAATGATGACACCATAGCACCGATTTATATACAAGTTAATATTGGTGATTATGTTGAAACTGAAACACTTGATGAAAACGGAATGAAAGTTGAAGTAAATGGAATTGTTACTGATATTTTGGGAGAAATTTAATGGACATCAAAATTTACTTTTCAATCATAACCAACGATGGCGTAGACATTGGCGTTGACGCTGAAGCAACATTATCAGGTAAATACATACCTGCTGATTTTCACCACGATATTGAAGATGATCGTGAGTGTTTAGTAAATGAAATCTCATTCACCGATGAAGAAGGCGAAGAACTTTTAGGTTCAGACAAGTTGAAAGAAATCGTTTACGAACACGTTTACGATAAAGACCGAGATATTTACAAAAATGCAGAAAAAGGCATTGATGAAATTTACATATCTGATTTTAAATCGGATTTAGACTACGCAGAGTTAATTTAGTTAGTTGTACTCTCCTACCTAGCCGCTAAGCCAAGTGGCATTTTTTAGAAAATTTAAAAAGGTGATTTATGATAAAAACAATTTATGAATTTATCGTCATGCTAGACGATACCGGATTTGCTTATGCTATTTTTTTCTTGTGCTTTTTAGTTATGGCTAACTTCTTCTTCAAAGCACAAGAAGAAGTGGTACGTTTGCGTAAAATATTAAAGCAGGTGGCGAGATGACCATAATAAAAGGCGAAGATTCACATTGGGAAAGAGTTGTGATGAATAAAATTTTATCTGATTCAAAACATGAATTAATTGCAATATTAGATAACGACAATAGAGAAGAACAAATAGCAAGAATTAACAGAATAATAAATGATTTTAGCGGGGAATTTAATTGCGCAATTGTGAATCTTGCTATTGAAAAACAAAAAAACAGAACATTTATAGCTTAGGGGGATTTATGAGCGCAACACTAGCATTAACACTTAGTTTTTTAACTGTCGATACAAACATCGACAAGCGCGGACGCACAACAACGCATGAAGTGATTGCATACACTAGCGTTGCAATACCATACGACACCATGCAAGCGTGCAACAACGCAAAAGAAGAATATAACCTTGCTGTTGGCGCATATCAATTATTTAAACGCCCAACACGCATTATTGGGGCAATTTGTAATGACAGTAAAACGGGAGTGGTCGAATGAAATACGACATAGCATTGCTACTTGCTGCATTGGCGGTAGGTATTTTGATTGGAAGTGGCGTTCATGCTTTTACGCATCGCCATTATCAAGAAGTCATTAAAACAACCATTGGTGAATTTATTATTCATGATGGGAAAATTTACAGTGTTTACGAAATGGAGCGAAATGTTCGTGGGGAAATGGTGACGCGATGAACCATAAACAACGAGTAATAAAAAACTATGAAAGAATAAATCGGTTGCTTCTCCATGCGAATAATTTAATTCCGTTGCCTTTAGATAAATCTGAATCAGATGATTGGGATTTCATTAAATGGTGTAATAAATGCGCTATAGAGAGTTTAGAAATGGCAATCACACATATAGAACATATGGAAGATGAAAAATGAACATCACAGATTATTTGCAACAAGTAAACCAAAATGCCAGATTAAAAATTGAAATTGAACACAATGCCAGATTACAAAGAGAAAATGAGCTTTTAAAAAAGTTTTCAAATACTCAATCTGAATACATAAAACAAATGCACAATTATTTTAAATTGGTGATGAAATGATGGATTTAAAAAGACAATTAGAAACAACTGAAACGACTATCAAAGCGTTGCAAGATTACGCGGAAAGTTTACGCGGTATGATGGGAAAAAAAACACCTAAAAAATGGTCGCCTGTTGGTGGTGAATTTTTTGTGTGTACTGATGGTAATGTTTATGAAGGACATACTGAAAAAGAAATGAGATTGTTTGGCTTAGAACGCCCAACAGAGCAACAAGCAGAACGCGCGGCAGTTGAGATGCGAAAATTTAATAGGCTATTGGCTTTGCGTGATGAGTTGTGTGGTGATGATGCGGTGGATTGGAATACTCGTGAAGCTAAATATTTTTTATGTCATAACGAAGAAAGTAAAACATGGGATATAAATACTAGCTTTTGTCAAAACAATAACACTGTTTATTTCACAACACTAGAATCCGCCCAGCTTGCCTGCGATATGTTGAACTCTGGGGAGGTGGAACTATGAAACAAATCCCATTAAAAGAACACCTAGAAAACAGGCTGCGTGAACTCAAAGAAGAACGCAGACAGCTCAAACAACAAAAACTGCGCAGCATCAAAGAAACGCAGAACATTTTTCACATTTTAGAGGAGCTCGCTAAACATGGCTGAGTTAATTTTTTGGACTGGGATTTTCGTTTTAATCGTGTGTTTTATGGTGGAGTACGCAAACGATGGGCATTGATGATATTGCAGCACTGATTTTTTACACATTAGCTTTAATATTGGGGGTTGTTTGGTTATGTCATTAGTTCAGAAAGTAACACCAGCGGCTCAAATCAAGCCAGACAAAAAAGAATGCCAGCATTCATGGTGGAAACAATACGCAAGCCGACATATTCGAGTTTGCGGTGAATGCGGTGAAGAACGGCCAATGTTTGACCTACAAATTAAACACCAGAGATAAGATTATGATTAAAAAAAATAGACGTGATGTATCTATGACATTGCAAGACTTGAAAATGCTAAAAAAAAACGTGCAATACAATCCTTTTCTTGGGCATTTTTATCGTAAAACCAACTTAGCAAAGCCTTTAACGCTGTGTTGGTCAAATAAACAGGCAACGATTCCAGTTTTAAAAGATGGTCGTAAAAAGTATTTTACGGCATGGCGAGCAGCAATATATTTTGCACAAGGTTATTATCCGACATTTGAGGATGCAGTGGTTTTTGAAGATGGTGACAATGGCAATTTTAGAATAACCAATTTGTTTGTTTGCCATCCTAACGACAATGAGCAAACCATTTTAGACTTTGCAACCGAACATGGATTATCGCCACAAACGGTAAATTGTCGAATGAAAGGCGCGGTAAGATTCGAGCGTTTTATCAGAAATTGGAAAGTTTACTTTTATTCTAAACATGAATTTATTAAAAGATGCGGTGATTTAATTACCAAGTCAACCAAAGTAAAAGCAATCGATGAGACTGAAGAAGATCGTTTTCAAGTCAAGCGCATGGACTTAACAGAAAGCAGACGCGGAAATAAAACTTCACGAGAATTTTTAAAAATGTGGACAGGCGATATGCCAAAACGATGGGACATGACACTATGCTGAAAATAGATAAAAAAATTGTTGGTTATAAAGTTTTGAGTGAAGTAGAAGAACAAAAACCAGAAGTTCAGCTAATGCACGAAAACTTGCCAAGACCAAACTGCTTAACCGGAACAACTTACAAAATCAAAACGCCACAATCCGAACACGCTCTTTACATTACGATTAACGATATGGTTTTAGACGATGTACATCATCCTTATGAGATGTTCATTAACTCTAAGAACATGGATCATTTTCAGTGGGTACTTGCATTAACGCGATTAGTGTCTGCTGTGTGGCGTAAAGGAGGTGATAGTACGTTCTTAGTTGAAGAACTCAAAAACGTATTTGACCCTAAAGGTGGCTACTATAAAAGAGGTGGTGTGTATATGCCTTCGCTGGTGGCTGAGATTGGTAGCGTAATTGAGCAACATTTAAAAGCGACTGGTGTGATTAAAGTTGAGGTGGATGAACACCAACAGGCGTATCTTGAAGCTAAGAAAGAAGAAGTAGGTGAAGAAGGTTTAAAGAATGCTGAGTTATGTACGTCATGTAATACTAAGGCTCTAGTGCTTATGGATGGTTGCGTTACTTGCGTTAGTTGTGGATTTTCAAAATGCCAATGACTAAATGCGGTAAGTTTTATTACTACGGCAGGAAGTCACGACCACGAATGATGGATGAACTAAACCTGCGATATGACATAGATATGGACCACACTAGATATCACTTAAAACAATACTGGAGAACAACATGGACATTAAAAAAGAAATCGAAGATTTAAAAGCACGCATTCAAGAGTTAGAAAATCAAATCGAGCCAGTTAAGTGGCAGCCGGTTGGTGGGAATTGGTTTATTGACGATGAAGGAATTGTTTTTCACTCCCCTTCAACACAAGGTATGAAAGAATTTGGACATGAACGCCCAACCAACGAACAAGCTGAACGAGCAGCGGTTGAAATGCGGAAATTTAATCGTCTATTAGCATTGCGTGATGAGTTGTGTGGTGATGATGTAGTAGATTGGGAATCAACCATGAGTGATAAATGGAGATTGTTTCATGATAATAGAGATGGTGAGTGGAAGGTAGCTAAGAATCAATATATGCAAGATGTTGCTGTTTATTTTACAAAAGAAGAACAAGTCCGACGCGTTTGCGATATGTTGAACAGCGGGGAGGTGGAGTTATGAGTGATAATACAGAAAAAATGGGATTCATTCTTTTTCTCATGGTGTTGTGCATGGGTGGATATTTAATTGGTTATGTAGGAATGTTTGAAAGCGATAATAGAGTTAGAAAAGACTGTTTAAAATCCACTACAGAACAACATTACAGCGTCGATGAAATCAGTAAATTATGTGGAGTAGTTAAATGACTAAAGAAACTATTTACATCGATGCAGTCACTAAGCTAAATGAACAAGATGCTGTTATCAAAGAACTGGCTGAACTGCTTAGTGAGGTTTTAGACGCTTGGGGAATTGGCTCTTCAACATCAGAAGAATACGACTTGTATGTGAAAGCAAACGAATATTTAATAGGATTGAGAGATGAATAAAAAACTAGCCCTGCGCATTCTAAAAATTCTTTCCGGTTTAGAGATGTACGTTTTTATGAAAAATGACGTGCCAGATCATCATAGCGATGAACTAATTAAACTAATTGACGATTTAACTAACATAGTATTGGATAACCAAAATGAAAATTGAAATTAAAAAAGTAAATGAAAATGCCATTATCCCAGAATATAAAACATCGGGTGCGGCTGCGGTTGATTTATGCGCCTGCATTGATGCGCCTTTATTACTGACACCAGAAACACCTGTTTTAATTCCCGCTGGTATTGCATTAAATATGGGTGAAGAAAACGTGCTGGCGTTAATCGTTCCGCGTAGTGGTTTAGGTTTTAATCACGGGATTGGGTTAATGAACACGGTTGGCGTAATTGATAGCGATTATCAAGGCGAAATCATGGTCAAGTTAAGAATGTCACATGGCGACAGTTATCGAATCCAACCAAACGAGCGCATTGCGCAAATGCTTTTTATGCCAGTTCATAAAGTATTGTTTAATGAAGTTGCCGAGTTTTCCTTGATAACTGATCGCGGTGACAATGGTTTTGGGAGTACGGGTAAATGATAGCAACAACAGCGTACATTTTAATTAGTACGATTACATCGTGGTCATCAAATATTCATACTACACAGTCAACAGCCACATTTGCAGATAAAGCGTCATGTGAATCAGCGGCAACAAGACAGGACTTTATTTTGAAATCTATGCAGTTGACTAGCTCAAAATGGAATCTAACCTGCCACCCTTATCAGCTTAACGAGGTGAAAAAATGATGACAGGTGATAGTGTACACGCGCCAGTGCATTATAAAGGCGATAAAATGGAGTGTATCGATGCAATGCAGGCCATGTTAAGCCATGATGAATTTATCGGCTTTTTACGCGGCAATGTTTTTAAATATATGTGGCGTTATAAAGATAAAAACGGCATTGAGGATTTGCGCAAGGCTAAATGGTATTTAGATCGTTTGATTAAATTTGAGACTTTTTAATGTACTGGCCAGATTTAAAATTCCCGCCAATCAATTTATGGAGTTTACCCGTGCAAGAATGGATAGCAAAAGATCACCCAGAAACAACAATATTGACGCTTAACAAAGAACAATGCGCTAAATATATGGAAAGGTTAAAATGGTTATCTGATAACCCAATGAATCAAATTAGCGTAAGCGAATTAGTGTTAAGCAGGCGAGAGAGATGAAACCACGATTAAAAAAGATAGGCAGTTTATGGTTGTGCTACACACAAACAACGATTGTTTGCGTTGGTTTTACACCTGAGCAAGCCTATCAAAAATGGATGAGTAAAAATAAAGCCGCTGAATAAGCGGCTTTTTTATTAGACTTGTAATGCTACATGAAATAGGCGTTTAATCCACCCTTTGCCATAAACATCAAAACCTTTTGTTTCAGTGTAACGCAATGCTCGATAAGTCAAAAATAAAGATAATTCTTCACTGCCTGATTTGGAAAATGCAGCTCGACTTCCTTTGCCAATAATTCCATCACTTTCTAAATTACAGGCTTTTTGCGCTAATTTAATAGCCGTTCCGACACCTTGATTTACTGCACTATCAAATAAGCAAAGTGCAAATGGGTAAGGTAGTGCATCGCAACCTGATTTAGTCCAATAGTCTTTTAAGTAAATTTCTTTAGCTTGAGCAACAGTAAGATTTTTAATATCCACGTTGGGATAAAACTTTTTAGCAATGCCGAATTTAGTTTCACCACCACTATCGCGGGGGTCATTAACATAACCTCCTTCACTTCCTAAAATAATATCAAATGCTTTATCAAAATCGCTCATTTCTTCCCCCGCAGCAATAAAATAGTTATCAATTTTTGAGTTAATCGAATCATGTCATTATCCAGCACACGAATCTGATCTATCAATTCAACCAGTACAATATAGGTTTCTTCAAGTATCGGTTTAACAATAGTTGTTGCCCAAACCCAAACGAAATAGACGATATACCCCATGCCACCAGCCGCAACGATGGGGAATCCATATTGATTGATATATTTTGCAATGCTATCAGCGTCCATTTAATCTTTACGCTCAACCGGTTGAAGTTTAGGCTTGTCTTTTTCTTGCGGTATTTCAAGCGCGTCAGCCATTAAAGCATCAATCTTGATAATATCATTACTCATTGCTGTAACACGCGTGTCGAGCTGTTTAATGATGTTGATTAGACCGTTTATGCGTTCTTGAACACTATCAAGCAAAAACTTGACCGTGAGGAAAACAAAATATAAACCGATACAGGCCGATGCAATTGGGAATCCCACGTCAGTTGCAAACTGCAACATTTCCATTATTTACTCGTCCACCAAGTGAGAAAAGAAAATAACGCGCCTACAGCAAACACCACGCCACCAATAAAGCCTTTATATCTTGATTGGTCGTCTTTCATTTCATCAATGGATTTGATTATTGCGTCTAATTTTTTAGACTGGTCGTGAATATCAGATTTTAAATTGGCAATTTCATTTTCCGCTTTAGCGAGGCGGCAGGCTTCATCAGGCATTGTAAAACTCCATGTAAAAAAAAATGCGCCCATGATAGGCGCATTTGTTCTTAGTTTATTTTATGCAGCAGGTGTTTGAGCATTAATTTTAACTAATGCTTCTGCAACTAAGGTATCTAGTTGGTCGGCAGGGATTTGAGCTTTCAGTGCATCAAGAACTCGTTTAGCCTTACCTTGTTCAATAGCTTCAGTACGAATTAAAAATTGAATTCTTTTACGATACTGATAGTCTGCAATTTGCTGAATAGTTTCTAAAGGAATAAATGCTGGCAGCTCTTCAGTTGGAGTGTCCATATAAGGTGCAATCTCAGCAGGTACATCACCTTGTGGTAGAGCAGCTAACATAGCTGTATAGTTATCAATGTTAATCTGATATTGATGAACTTCTCTTTCACGGTGAACTACGTTAAGAGCTAAAGTATCAATTGTATCTTGGTTTGTAATTGTTAAATACATTTTAAATTTCCTGTTGTTAAATTAATAAGGCGAGAATGCAACTGAATTACCATTTCCTTCGAGCGCGGTAGAAGGATTAGCATATTTAGTACCGAACCCAGAACTCCATGAATAAACTGCTTGGTATGGTGAACTTGTGACTGTTGAAACAGCTATTGCGTCATTTGTATAATTAAAATCAACTCCTCTCCCTGAATTTGATGGTAGTGTAGATGGGTCACTTACTTTACTGCCAAAAGAAGAAGTAAAATTATAAACAGATATAAAAGGAGAATCATCATGCCCTAAAGCTATAAAATTATTTTTATAACTTAATCTGTAACCACTGTTTGGTGGTAATGTAGAAGGGTCAGCTATTTTAGAACCAAAACCACTACTCCAATTATAAGCTGATATAAAAGGTGAGATATTATGAGCGCAAAACAGTATATTTCCGCTAGGGTTAAATAAGGTATCCCTAACTATTGCTGTAGTTGGTAATGTAGAAGGGTTAGTGTATTTACTTCCAAATCCTGTAGATATATTCCAAGCATATGCTTGGATATAAGGTGAACCATTTGAACCTACAGCAATAGTATTTCCAGCAGGATTTAAAGCTAGGGCTGGTGCAGATGTTCCTCCTATAGCTGTACTAGGATTAGAGTATTTAGTACCAAAACCACTACCAGAGAAAGAATAAGCCTGAATATATGGTACACCATCACCACTTATAAATGCTGCTGTATCATTAGAGTCAAAACAAGCATTTCTACCTGAAGTTATTGATGGTAAAGAAGCGGGGTTACTATATTTACTTCCAAATCCGCTAACGCTATCCCAGTTATAAGCATATATAAAGGGAGACGCTACAGAAGCACTGCCTATAACTTTAGTTCCTGTAGAATTAAACCTAGCAGTTAGTATTTGTGACCCAGGCAACACAGAGGGATTTGCGTATTTTGCCCCATACCCAGAATTTGCAGTAAAAGTATATGCTTGAATAAAAGGAGAAGTTCCAGTTGCGTCCGATATACCAAACAGAATTGCTGAATTTACTAATGTTGGCGTTACGCTATTACTAGGCGCACTTTCTGGGCTAGCTCCAGCAGCGTTATTTGCATGAACTGTAAAAGTATAAGAAGTATTATCAGTTAATCCAACTACTGTAATAGGGCTAGAAACCCCTGTACCAGTTATACCAGAAGGAGAGCTTGTAGCTGTATAAGATGTGATAGTAAACCCACCATCATCTGTTGAATTTGTAAAATTTACAATAGCAGTGGAGCTTGAAGGGGTTGTTGCAACACCAATAGTAGGAGCAGAAGGTACACCAATACCCTTAGCCCAAAGACCACCTTGTTTCTGTTGAAGCTGGCTATTTAAACCCCAAGCCCCATTAGCTTTTCCAGTATAGTTAGTCCCATCTGAGGTAGTTGCAGCCGCTACAACAAAGTTACCTTTCCAACGATTAGCCATTAGAAAGTCTCCTTATGAAATATCTTCATAACTTAAAGTATATGTGATTTTACTAGCTGTTCCAGAAGTTACAGTAATAGATGTTCCTTCTTCAAGATAAATAGCTGTAGACTTATCAAGTACGTTCAAAGTTGCGCCTGCTGGAACGGCTACTGTATAAATAATAGGGTAAGCTGTACCGCCACTAGGAGCAGAACCTTGAGCTACTGCGCCATTAGTATAAATTGAAACAGTTGCATTGATAGAGTTAGTACCATCTACATTAGCTGCTAGAATTTGATTTACTTTATAAACTTTACCGCTTGACGCAGCATTTGGCAATAACACAACAGCGGTTGTTACGGCTGGTGTTAAATAAGTTGTGTGACCGTAAATTGCTGTAACATTTACTATATTAGGTGATGCCATTTGTTAACCTCCGAATACGATTGCCATTGCTATGGCTTTACCTGTTGAAACACCACTGCTTGCATAAGGTAAAGAAGCCCATGCAGTTGTGCCGTCACCATATTTTAATTTTCCTGTGTCTGTTTCATAAGCTGGCTCGCCACTGCTTAAAGTAGGATTTGCTGTTGTCCAGTTTGATGAAGTATCACGTCTTAATTGAATTTTTGTTGCTGTCATTCTAACACCTTTTAATAAATTTTAAATGTTTAACTTCCGGCTGCATTTCCGCCATCAACATTCGCCACAAATGTAGATGTTGCATTTCCGCCATCAACAGCAACAACACCCGCGCCACCACCAGAAGAAGAAATAACGCCACTGCCATTAATGGTAATAGTTGAGCCATCTACCTTAACACCGCCCAAAACTGTTGTGCTTGCTGTTGGTAATGTATAAGTAGACGCACCAGAAATAACGCCTGCACCGTTTATGGTGATGCTTGTACCATCAACTTTAACACCACCTAAAACAGACGTGCTTGCTGTAGGCAAAGTGTATGTGTAATAACTTGAAATAGTGCCATTGCCATCAATAGTGATCGTTGTTCCGTCAACTTTAACACCACCTAAAACAGTGATTGAAGCCGTTGGTAATGAACTCAATTTATTATTGAATGTTGTCCAATCCGTAGGGCTTAAAGCACCACGATTTGTTGCGCTTGCGGTTGGAATACTTAAAGTAATAACTGGTGTTGTTGTGGGATTTAATACCGATGATGAAACGTCAGTGCCAGTTGTTTCAAGTGTTAAAGCCGCAACACTTGTAACTGTACCGCCACTTGTAGGTAATATGTCATTTTTCCAAAGCGAAGTTACGGAATCATAACGCAATACGTTCCAATTGGCCGGAGATGAAATCGCAACATCGTGCAATTCATACAACTCAAAGCCATTTTGTACCTTGATAAATATTTCGCCATTGTTTGCGTTTTTACGCGAAACAACGCCCATATAGACTAAATGATATGGTGCTAATGGTTTATTAGCCACGCCATAAACTAAACCACCTGCAACCGTTGGCGATAACCAAACTGGATCACCTTCATTTGCTGCTGCGTTTGTGTTTAATGCACCTAAAATACCATCAGTCACAACATAACCTGTGCCGCCATTTGGAATATCTGCTTCAAGTAACCCTAATGTTTTGCTTGATGTTAATTCTGTATTAGCTTGTGCTAATGCAACAGTGACGTTTGTTCCGTTTGCGCCATTAACATAAACCGCTTGACCTTTATATAAAGGCGAACCAGTGGCGTTTTTTACAAGTTGTTTTACTTTTGCAACAGATACGGTTGAGATAACGCCAGTGCCATCAATGTTAATGGTATTGCCGTCAGAAATTACACCGCCTAGTGTTGTTGTGGTTGCAATCGGTAACGTGCTACCGGCATAATTAAGTGAATTCCACGCGGTAACACCATCACCAAATTTTGATTTTCTGGTATCTGTTTCAAATCCTTGCTCACCAACAGCCAAAACAGGATTGGCGGCTGTCCATTGTGCCGCTGTTCCGCTTCTAGTTTGAATCGTTACAATAGCACTCATTATGGCGTTCCTCCATTGATTGAGCTAACGATAGCGGTATTAACTGTTGGCAATCTTGAAGCAATGTAATTGACTGTCATTGTGCCAGACGATACACCAGAAATTTTAATATATTTCAATCCAACCGTGTTGACTTGAGCTGACATATTAGCCGTAAATGTTGAACCGACAACACCCGTTGATCTATTGAAAAAAGATAATGGGCTGTAGTTTGTGCCATCAATCGATCCTGTAATTGCCGCTGTACCTGTCCACGTTCCTGTTGACGTAAAACTAAATGTACTTTTGCTATCTAACGTAACAGTCAAAGGCGTTGCGCCTGTTGACGTGCCATTTGCAACAACGTCAGTTTCTAACGCGGTTAAATCCGGTGTAGTAACAGAGCCAACTGTATATGAATAAGGCCGAACAGGGGCAACTGGCGTTCCAACAGTTGACGTACCAAACACATAATAAGTGATAGTTGGCGGAATAGTTGACATATCCGTTACCATCATAAAAACATTATTATTTGCATCCAGTACGGTTGTGCCATCACCAGACGAGCCAGCGACTTGAACAAGCATTCTAGGCATTGAAGCGTCAACGGTTTGACCGCCAAGCATGGTATATGGTGTGAAAACGTTTGGTAATGACATTTAAGTTACCTTTTGAAATTTATATCTAATTTAATTATAACAAACAAAACAAGTTATTGTCTTAATTCCGACCATTGAATATGTTGTTGTGTTCCAACTGAGCCTAATTTATTAACGCGGTAAGTTGAGCCGTTGGGAATAATTGTTGTAATACTGGAGTTTGTATCGCCCGAAGTAAAATTGAAATATCCAACTGTAACGCCATCACAAAACATTTCTAAACCGTGATTTACAACATTTTTATCACTAACTTGAACAAGAATAGGTTTGCCAGAAGAATTAACATAATCTTGCCCAGTTGTTCTGCTTGATGAAACATCTTGCCATGTTTGACCAACACCAATCGCTAAACTTGATGCAGCGGTGGTTGCTGCATTATCAGCATAAACTTTCGTAGCAAGTAAATATGTTAATGATGAAACATTTGTGCCATCGCCAATAACTTCATTTGCACCAGATAACAAAATTGCACCTGTACCTGAAGCGGTTTTAATCGTAATTGAATAAGCACCCATTGTGGCGTTATTTACAACCGCCCACGATTTTGCCCATGTTGGCACAATAATATTGACGTTTTGAGTTAACGTGCCAGAAATCACGAATGTGTCTTTTGCCGCTTGCAATGCGGTTAATGTCACGTTGGTCGATGCAACGGTTAATAATGTTGCGCCTGCTTGTTTTAATGGTAGCCAACCCGCACCAAACGATTCGGGATCACTTGAGTTATTAGCCGTGCCATTAACCCAAAAGCCACTGTTATCAGTAGACTGCACAATAGCACCGACAGGATAACCGCCCACAGTAGAAGCGAAACTGCTGTCATAAGGAAAATGGCCGCCTGCTTGTTCATATTGAATCGCTTGACTTAAATTAAATAAAATACCGTTCATGTCTTTGCCGCTTGGGGGAACACCACCAGACGCTTTAGGTGTCATAGTAAGCGGTGGAAATCCAGCGGTAAAAGATGCAACACCACCAGATTGTGATGGTACAGGAATCGAATTTTTATCACCACTTGCCGCAAATGGTACAGTGGTTTTTGTAGGTATTGAGATTGTCATGTGTAGAAAATTCCGTCATCGAATGGGAAAGCATCAGTTGCTTCGTTAAATCCAAAAGTATCACTATCTTGAAAAATGTTTAATCTAATTAAAACACCGGCGGGACGTGGTAGCAAATCATTTAAAAGAATATTTTTTTCCCAATCTTCTAATTGAAAAGTAAAAAAATAATCCATTGTCATGTCGTTATAATCAATCACATAACAATTACCGCGACCAGCAAAAACGATTTGTAATAATTTATTTAAATTGCCGGCACTACAATCAGTTACGTTTGCCCATGCTTTAGCTAAAATGATTTTTCTGTAAGCGTCATCGGTTAAGGCATATTTTTGTGATGCTGTGCTTTGCTCAAAAAATGTGCCTTGATCGAATGGCTCAAAATCGTGTGCAGTATTATCAAAACCAAAAACACCTTCAGTAGTGAAAATATCAATATATCTGCCAATGCCGATTTTTACGCCCCAAACATCAAGCCAGTAACCTTCGCATGTATCAATATTGACGCATTTAGTATAAATATCGTCAATAATGCCATTAATATCTAAATCAGTCCCCCATGCGTTTAATATCGCTTGAATAGTTGGAGAATCGTCATATTGACGCATCGATAAAGGTATCATACAAGCGTCACCGTAATATGTGCAGCATCAATGGTTGGAATTTGGTCAATACCGACTGATATTTCACTCAATGATGGTGTGCCGCTTGAGCTTGTAGACATTAAAACAGAAACTAATTTAAGGTTTGTTGATATGTTAACGATGCCAGCATAAAAACGTGAAGCATATAATTCGCTGCCAATTCTAACGCCACCATTACCATCATCACCGTTAAACGCGCTAATCATAGACGCTTTAATTTTTGCAACGTAATCAGTTGGCAATAATGGAGAATTTCCAATTTTAACCAAAAAATAAATTGGCAATGGTGTTGGGCGATTGAATTTGATTGTGTAGGTTGGTGCGGGAATTAAACCAGAACCCGTATCACTAACTGTGACTGTTGTATTTCCATTGGTATTGCATCCGCCAGATTTTTTAGTCCATATTGCCTTTGCAATATCCGCGTCAATACCACCAACCACTGCAATATAAACACTATGCGGCAAAACGCTATAACCAGTTACACCGACTGATTCACTACTACTTGTTGGATTTTCATAAGCATAAACATCAATAACGTCCGCAACAGAAAACACCGCGCCACGAATTGCGTCTAATGTGCCGTTTGAATTTACTGCAACCGATTCTTCACGTCTAATTTCAAAATCATAACGTGATTCAACATCGTTACCGTTTACGCCTGCGCTTTCATTATTGATAGCGTCCCAGCCAAATTGAGCTGTGCTGATCTTATTTAATGTATTAGCAGGGCAAGGTATATTGCCTTTTGTTAAGTTTTCAAAGTTACCCTCGACAACACCACCAGCAGGAAATGTGACGTTTCCAGTTAATTCATAAATGTATGTGCCGTCTGTTGCTTGTGCGCCTGCTGCGAGTGTTGAACTTGGTTGACCAATCAATTGACAAGTCACAGCGGTTGCTGTTGGTGGTTTGCGTGTTAAAAAATAAATCCTTGCAATTGCATCTTGCCATCTACCCTCAGCGGTTTGTGGGTCGAATTGCGTCATTAAATAAGCAATCAAGGCATTATTATTGGTGATGTAATAAGTAAGATTTTCACCTAAATAACCTTGTGGAGTTGCAGGTGAAGTAATGTTTAAATTACCTCCAAATGCGTTATTTAAGTCTGATAAAACACCCGTCAATACATCGGATGATTGCGGAACAGATACACCTGTCGATGTAATTTCTAAACTGGGTACGTTAGATGTTGACATTTGCAGTTGTTCCGTCCGTTAATGTTACTTGAATTTGGCCATAAATATCGCGTGTGCCGTTATTGTATGCCAGAACTGGTGTTGCTGTCGATACATCGGGAACAGTGATTGATTCATTGGTTAGCCATGAAATAAATATATTGCGTGGTGGCATATAGCCTAAAATATATTGTTCGTAAGGTATGCCGCGTGTAATGTCGTAAATGTATTCGCCAGTCCATAAACGACATGATGAAGCAACATCTTGAGCCGCTGCATAAGGCGCGTTAGCCATTGCGATTCCACCATTAGCATCTAAAACTAAATCCCATGATGTAGGATCTAAATATAAAGTATCTAGCATTTATGTTCCTTTATCTCAATTCTGACCATTGCATAGCCTGTACTGTTGTCATTCTGTCGCCACTAGAATTTAATTTGTAAACTTTATAAACAGAATTATTGGGAATAATTGCACCAATTGAAGCGTTTGTATTTCCAGCATCAAATGAAAAATAACCAACAGTTATGCCATCACACGTCATTTCTAAACCATTATTAACTACGTTCTTATCACTTACCTCAACAAAAATAGGTTTTCCTGTTGAATTTGTGTAATCTGTGTTTGTTTCTCTACTGCTCGAAACATCTTGCCAAGTTTGACCTACACCAATCATTTTATTAGACAATGCCGTTATTTGCGTTTGCAAATCGGTATCGGCTGTCGTTCTGTTGGTTGTTTCTGTTGATAATGCAGAACTAACAGCGGCAATTTCATCACTTAAAGCCGCGCCACCTGCTGAAACTTCACCGCTAAGCGTTGATATTGCAGCGGACAATGATGCTTCTGCATTTTCAGCGCGTGTTTTTTCATCATTAATATTGATGTTTAATTGAGTTTCTGCACTGGTGGCGCGTGTGGTTTCTGCAACAATATCTAAATGCAGTTGAGTTTCTGCTGTTTGCGCTCGTGTCGTTTCTGCGACAATAGCCGCAGCCAAAACAGCATCAGCGGCTATTCTTGCGGCTGTTTCTGCCGCTTCTGCCGCTTCAGCTCTTGCAATTTCTGCATCAATTTGCGCTTGCAAATAGGCTTCTTCTTCTTGCGCTCTTTTTTGTTCTAACTTTAAATTATCAGTTAAAACGGAGTCTGCGTTTTGTGTTGATAATGATTCTTTATTTAGTCTTTCATTTAATTGAGAATTTGCCGCTTTTGCAGCATCAGCCGCTGCTTTTACGTCATTAATCGTAGCAACTTCAATACTGTTATAAGTGAATTTTTCAATAGGAACAACATTAATACCGTTATCATTGAATTCAATAAACCGCGTTGGTGCTTTATTTAAAAATCCACCAATATAAACCGCATCGCTGAAACTGTGCATTCTTCGTGATGCCGGTGGTGCGATTTGTTTTGCATTTTTTACAGCCGAAATATCGCGAGAACAAAAATCACATAAACCAATATCGCCAACAACGGGATCAATAATAATTCCATTGATTCCGCCTTGAATTCTAAAATAAGGGACGTTATAGATAATTCCATGATCGACCACCGTGCTATCTGCTGATATTTGTTGAACTAATGGCTGAACATCGACAAACCCCGTATGCTCGTTATTTGGTTTAACTGCCACAACTTTAACAGGTAAAGCAGTTTGTAATTCTGCCATTTTTTGACGAATAACAAACAGCATCTCATTATATGAGTTTGAGTAATCTGTATAATTTGCCTGTCTTACTTGTGGTGCTGCCATATTTTAAACTCGTTGCGGTGTCATCAATGCAAAATTAGCCAATGTTAATGTTGCTGTCCATTGCCCGTTGGGTGTTTGTGATTCAAGCATTACCGACATTGAAGTAATGTAAAATTTACCATTACAATTGGGCAATGATGTTTGCAATTCAACTTGTGAACCATGAAAGAATAACGGATTATAAAGTACATTTACAATCACCATTCCGTTAATATCCATCATAGGCCAGCCAATTAAACCAGTATTAGCATTGATAACCGGAACGTGTGACGTAATTAGCGGCTGACCTTTTGGACAAACGTGAATTGTTGGTGGTGTGTAATAAATATCAATGTTTGCATCTTGCTGTATTTTTCTCAGCATTTGCATTGCTGTCCCACTATAGTAAGGATTAGCTAATGAAACACCTATATCACCAACGCCATTATCTTGAACGTAAGCGTTACCTAAACGTTCCGCAACTGCATCAATTAAAACCAATACGTCTACTGTGCCTTCTTGACTAATTGGCGCGACTTCTTTTGTTGCCCCAGACATATTGACAGTAGTTTCGATAATAAATGGTACGTCAGGCGCGTTTGAATAATCAGCATAAGCGCGGAAAATATCGCCTTTATATATTTCACCTGTTTTTGCGTTTGGCAATCCATTTTGTTGTGATACTTCGCCAACACTAATAGATATTTTATCGCCACTCAATGAATTAGCTACTGGGGGATAAACCGTTAATCTATCCATTAACTTTTTATCCATGCCCCATATCATAGCTTGTGCGCTATTGACAGTTGAACCGCCTGCAAAATCAATAATAACATTGGCTCTTACATTTTGTATTGTAACGACATTGTTTTTACCTTGATCGGTATATGTGCCGTCATTTAATTCAATATCAAAACGAATTAGTCTTTGTACAAAAGAACCCATCGACTATCCCAACCAGTGTATTGTGGAGGTTCAACGCCTTGCGTATCAATAACAATAAAATCACCGACCAATTTGCTATATGGCGCATTTACAAGCGTTGTGTTGTGTTGAATTAATACGTTTTTACATATACTTGTGCTATTGAGCGTTAGACTAAAATATTGTTTTCCGTCCATTTCTCTAAGCGATATGCCGCACGCTTGACCATTCACAACCGTTGCTAGTTCTTGTGATGCAACTTGTTGCGTTGCAATCTGTAGGTATGTTGTCATTTACGATAACCCCAATTTAGCAAAAATTCCGGGCGATGGTTGGTTAGGCATAATATTTGATAATGGTGCAGGTGCGCGGTCACTTGGGCGTTTTGCGTTGCTTGTTTTTGAGTTGGTGTATTCAAAATCAATCTGCATAACTTCTTGAAAAGTACAATCTGCAATGATAAGCGTCACACCCGATTTTGATTCGCGTGTAATCGAATAATCGACCAATGATAGATTAGTATAAGTTACTTCGGGAACAGCAACATCAAACAATTCTGGCGTTCTTGATGCAAAATCAAGCCATAATAGAAATTGCTGTCTATCGGATTCAGTGCCACTTTTTATTAAACGAATGGGAATAATACGCGGTTTTTCTACCTTGTTATATGTTGCAAAACTTCCTGTTTCTAATCGATAGCTGGATAATTCAGAACCTTTGCGAACATTAAGCGCAAGAACGCTGTCGATTCGGTTTTGATTTAATTCCATTGCGTTATTGATTAACTGCGTAATACCAGCACCATTTTTAATCTGGTCAATGATTGAGCTTTTTTGCCCTAAATTAACAGGATCGCCCGTTTTATGATAAAACACGCCCCATTTTAAATCGGTGGCTAAATAATATTCTGCCAATCCTTGCGCTAAAACCATCAAAGATTTACCAAACACATTTGCCGATGGTGTCATTAATTGCGGTATGCCGTTCATTAGTGCATATTCCCTTCAGCTAATGCTGATTTTCTGCCTATTTGTTGTGATAAATCACGCACCATGCCTTTTGCGTCAGTGGCTTGTGTGTTTACCGTAATATCGCCATTAATGGTGATACCGTTGTTATTGGTTGATTGGTTTAAGGTTTGTGCGCTTTGTGGTTTGTTTTGCAAACTGTCAACGTATGAATTTAATTTAGGGTTTTCTTTATTTGTACCCATTATCATTTGTTTTTCAACGTATGCTTTTGGGTCGCCTTCAATTCTTGTTATTTCTTTTGATAATTGATTCATCAATTCTTTATTTTTAGGATCAATTACTTCATTAACGCCTATGTGCAATTTTTTTGCTAATTTTTCATAATAGCCTTTTGTGTCATTCTCTGTTTCTGGCGCATATTTTTCAATAATTGATTTAAGCGTATTTTTCCCGCCTGCAATATAATTTTGCAATAAATCATCTTGAGCGCGTGATCCTGTTTCTTTATCTGGGAAAATAGCAAACCCTTTGTCATCTTTTCCGACTGCGCCATGTTTTTTAGACCAATCAGAATATCGGATATTGCCCGGATTATTGTTACGCATATTGCGTAATCCTTTCACTTTATCCTTTGCGCCTTCCCATGCTTTTTTTAATGGTTCGGTAATGGTTGGAACGCCTTGCGGTGTTTTTCCAGCGTAAATATCTTTTATTGATCCAGCAATTTCATTCTTTGCCTTATTTAATGCTTCGGTTGCGCTTTGTGCGTCTTTGGCTGCTTTTGCTGTGGATTGTGCGTTCTTTTCCGCTTCATCCATTGCTGCATTGAATTCTTTATCGTCTTTTGAGAATAAAAAGGATAATCCTTCGCCTAAACCCATTTGACGAGCAATATAAGCACGTTTGCGCTCGTCCTCGATACCCATTAACCCTTTTCTAACATCGGTCAATAGAGTGCGCGTATCTTTTAATTTTCCGTTTTGATCTGTTACAGATACGCCAATACGACTAAAATATTTAAATAATTCGCTGCCTTTGCCTTCGACTTCTAATCCAGTAATGGCGTTATACATATCAGCAACATTATTTAAAATGCTTTTGCTTGAATCGCCTAAATTTTCTGATAAGTTTTGAAGTGTACCAACTTGAGTTGTAGACATACCCAAGAATTTAGCGACTTTTTCTGTATCGCTTAAATCAGAAACAGCGGCTAATACTTTTCGTGATGCAGCAACGGCAACAAAACCCTTTGCCATGCCTTTGAGGGAATTAGAAATAAGCGCGTATTGCTTATTTTCTTCTTTTAAATCTTCTGTGTATTCTTCGGAATCGTTTGATAAATCTTTGTAGTTTTTACGATTCTTTTTTGCAATTTTGTCTGTTTTCTTTTCTGTGTCTTTTAACTTTTTGATAGTGGCATCCATGCCTTTGTTTAAGCCTTTGGCATCAATACCGATTTGCACTAATAGTTTATCTATTATTGTTGCCATTGCTTATAATCCTAATCCTATCGTTATAACTGTTTACGCTTAAAATTTCATAAAGTAAATAAGCATCTTCTAAACCATAAACCGTTTGCAACTCGTTAAGCGTTGCAAGTTTGTTGCTGATTAAAGTACCTAAAATTCCGCAAATATTAGCATAATTGACTAACCCCCGCAAAGGTTGACCCTTTGGGAGTAACATATAATCGGGCGTTAGTCGTCCGTAAAAAAATCGGTATGCAGCGAAAATACTTCTTTACGCAATTTAATTAACGTGCGCGGATCTTCAAAATCATCGGCTAATATCAATTTCCTTGTGCCTGCTTGTGTGACAATGCTAACGCAAGTCAACATCTCATCAAGCAAAGGCTCTGCATCTTTGAAATTTACCTTAAATAAAGCCACTAAGCCTTTTCTGACAAATTCAGCAAATGGCGCATTACTCAGATCATCGGGTAATTCGCTACCATTTGCCGCAATTAACCATAATGCTTTAATAGCCCATTTTTCAGCTTTGAAAGCCGACATTTCAGTGATTCTGTAAACGCGGGCAGAATCTCTGCCCACGCCTGATACATCTTTAGTTTTTAGCATTCATTAACCAATAATGGCTGGAATTACTGCTTCCCACACGATTGTGAAATCTTGTGGTGCTAAAGTTTTTTGCGCGTCTGGCAAAGGCTTGTAGTTTGTCAATGTACCATTGATGAAACTATAAGATTTATTCGTTGCTGGATATGTCAACGTGCCTGTCAATTCATAGAATGTTTTATTTACATTTGAGAATTGATAGATTTGATCGAACACGGCAATCGAATCGCTGTCAGCTTGCAAATGAACCGCTTGTGTGTACATTTGCGGAATCCAGCCGCTAGACTTTTTACCGTCTACGCCAAGCAAGTTTTCTGCAATATCTTGCGCGTCAACATCGAAAGCGTTATCAACTGCAAATCCTTGCACTTGATGAACAATAGCTAGTTCTGGGCAGGTAATAACCAAGACCGCACTAGCGGATGTAATATTGTTAGCCATTAGTTTTGCCCTTTATAAAATAACAATTGAATCAAGTTGAATTTTTTGAATCGCGCCACCGTCTGTGTAATAAAGCATTAATGGTGGTGATTGGCGTTGTCCGCGTACTTGCGTTGACGCTGTGCCAATGTACAAATAATAACCGTATGTTTGCAGGTTTTTGCTAATGTCAAAACCAACCGCATAAGTAATTGCAGCAATTTGTGAAGCAGATAACGTCACGCCACTTCTAATAATGCCAGAATTAATGCCTTGTTTGATTGGATCAGCACACCAAGCGCGTAAAAGGGTATCACCCACAGCGGTATATGGTGCTAAATTAACTTGCAATAATCCCTCAAAAATAGACAACGCTAATTGAGAGTTTAAGAAAATTTGACCAACATAAGTATCGAACCATTTAAAGCGTGAACCCGCTAACGCGCCATCAGCCACGATGTTATAAATATTTCCTAAGCCGGGTGCGCTGTATGTTCCATAATATGTGTAATTATTGGCAATCAAATTATTTGCAGCGGTTTGCGTAGTTACAGTTTCAACATATGATGCAAGTCCGGGCTGTTGTCTAAATTTAAGCGTTGCACGTCCATTTAGCGTGTTCCAATTTAATGAAGCCGCCACGCCTGTTGCCATTGCTGCAAGGTATTGCGCTCCAATTGAAGCCCATAAAACAATAACACCATCAAATTGATCTGCTGCTAAGATTGAACCAATACCAGCCGCATAAGGTGTTGTAGTAGCCGCTAATGGATCAGAATCGAAACACACATACAAGAATTTATCATTCTGTGTTTGCGTCCATTGTGCGAATAATACCGCATCACCGTTTGAAACTTCCCATGTTGTTGTGAATGTCGCCCAGTTGCTAGACAAACTTTTTACTTTTGTGATCGCTTGTGTTGCAGTTTCAGCCGCTACACCTTGTGACAATGTGCCCGCGCTCAATCCCAATAATGCAGCCGTTGTGCCGCTTGCATAAGTGATTGTTGAAGTTGCGCCTGTTGTGTTTGATGTAATTTTGAATTTGCTGCTCAAACTATCCCAAGTGATAGTGGGTTTGTTTGAGCCTGTCCAGCTCAAAGCGGTTTTAATCAAATTGATAACTGACGTGCCTTCACTTCCACCAATGCTTGTTGCGCTTGATAAATTTAAAGCCGATGCAGTTGAAACAGTACCATCAACCGTAATTGATAATGTCCCGCTAATCGCTTGGAAATAAGTTAAAGGCTCACCAGCGAGTGATGTGCTTAATAACCATGCCGATGTAGCTGTTGCAGCAAAACCAGAAAAATATAAAGCACTTGGAAATGAAGTGCAGTTTGTAAAACCAGAAAAATAAATTGAAGCCATTTTATATTCTGTCGATGCAG